CCAGTTAAAGTAGCAGTAATTGTTCCAGCAGAGAAATTACCTGAACTATCTCTTATTACTGGAGCTGATGCTGTATTTGTAGATAAGAATTGTGATTGTTGATAATAGAAATTATTAAGATTTCTTTCTCCTACAGCAGTGACATGACCATTTGAATCAATTGTGATATCTTCTACGACTGTACCATTATTATTACCACCGAATGTACCATTTATTGTTGAGGTATCATCATGAGCAATTGTTATTGTATCACCACTTACTGATGTTGATATTGCATTTCCACCAGTAATTGTAAGTGTATCTTCATTTGCACTTGCAACTGCGCTTCCGGAATCACTATTAAATGTTCTATAGAATAATTGTGATGAACCTCTATCGGTATTTGTATATGTAACTGTAAATGTGCTACCACCTAATCCTGTTACAGCTTCAGATAATCCTGAACCTGCAGCAAAAACAAGATTTTTACCACTACCAAAATCAGTTCCTTCGATTTGTGCTTGTCCCAGAGTTGCTTCAGATAATATTAATGAACCATCTGCTTCCCATTGATCAGTTGAATAATTATATACGATTGAGTGCGCACCTGTAACTCCAGAAGCAACACCACTTGGACTTGTAATTGGACCAACTTCTAAACCAAATCCACCTGAACTTGGTTCTGAACTTAAATTGTTTCCTGCAAGTACTAATGTATCTTCAACTTCTAATGTTGTTGTATTTAATATTGTCTCTGTACCATTAACTGTGAGATCACCTGTTATTGTTAGGTCACCAGCAATTGATACTGTATCTGTTGTAGCATTACCAAGAACGGTATTACCATTTACATTTAGATTATTTGTAATTGTAACATTATTTGGTAATCCAATTGTAACTGCTGCAGTTTCTGAACCAGAACCTGTTACTTCGATTTCATTTGTTGTACCAGCAATTGTTGCTACATAATTACCTGTTGTTTTTGTTCCGAGAGCGATGGCATTGTCCTGAACATCATTAACATCAACACTAATTGTGGTATTACCTAAATTAGTAATTGTACCAGAACCTGTAACATCACCTGTGAATGTAAGTGTTGGGTCATTAACATTAACATCAAAATTCTGATTTGTTGAATCCCAATTTACTTGAATGCCTGCTTCGTCATTATTTGCAAATAAATCTTTTGCATTATAGAATGTTACAATATCCTGAGGGTCACTGATTGTTGCACCTGTTTCTGTTACACCTAATAATTGTAAAGCTCTGTGACCTAAGTTGTTTGATACTTGGTTTTCATTCCATTGTAATTTAATATCTTGTGAACCACTGTAATCTGTTCTTTCCCAGAATAAACCTCTTTGAGCATTATTAGATGAGAATTCTATAAATGCTGTTGCAAATGAAACTTGAGAACCAGCTCCACCACCAACGATTAATGAACCTTCAGTAATATCTAAAGTTGAACCTGATTCAATTGTAAAGGTTTTATTTCCATCATATGATATATCGCTTTGAATTGTTTGTTCAGAACTTGATGTTATATTAAGCTTACCAGCATTTAATTCATTAACAGCACCTGATAAAGTTGATGCTGTAGTTGTTAATGATGCTGCGCCTTGTTTTAAATCTAATTCATTAATTGCTGTAACAAGACTTGTGGCTGATGTTGTAAGATTTCCAACTGTTCCAATATCAGATTCATGTTCATTTATCGCGCCAAGTACATCTTGTGCTGTAGTATTTAGTGAACCAATATCTAATGTACCAGCAATTACTGTATTACCAGTAGATGAAGCAACTGTAAATTTATCTGTATTAATATCAAAGTTACCATCAATACCAACTGCACTTGCAAATGCACCAGTACCTGATACTTCTAAGTTTGTATTTAAATCTGTTGTTGTACCATTGACTATAAGATTCCCACCTATTGTGGTATTTGTATCAAAGGTAACAATTCCATCTACATCAAGTGTACCATCAATTTGAGTATTACCTGATGCTGCAACAACATTAAATTTAGATAACCCAACTTCAAAGTTACCATCTACATCTAGTGTTCCTTCAACAACTAAATTATTATTAAATGTAGCATTAGTATCATTTGCTGTTAAAAAGATATTTGAACCATTTGATTTTAATTGTAATTGACCACTTGCATTTGTAAGTCTACCATATTCTGAACCGGCATCTTTTAATATAACATCTTCACCATCAGCATCTAATATAATATCAGCATTTGAATCTAATGTAAATTGACCTGATGTAACGATAAAATTATTTGTGCCGGCTGATATTTCATATGTTGAAGCATCAAATACTGCTTCAATTTCATTTACTGCTGAAGTAAGATTTGTTGCAACAGTTGTTAGATTTTCTGTAACGCCAACATCATCTTGTAATTCGTTAACTGAAGCAACCAAGTCCATTGAGAATATTTTAATATCATCATTTGCTGATGCTTCGTTATTTAATTCAATTGCTACTCCATAACTTGTTGCTTTAGCTATAATATCAGCATGGTCAATTGCATCAATGTCATCATCAGTTGAGCCACCAAGTAATCTTATTTTTGCAGTAGCACTAAAACTACTATTAACACCTTGTGAAATTTTAAATAATAATTCCGTTGATGTTGCTTTTAATACTATACCATACCAGTTTGAACTACTTGTGACTGCTGATTGTGTTGATAATTGTGAACCATTTTGGTATACATATGAACCTTCAGTATATTTAGAAACATCTGGACTATTTGAAAGAGCGACTGATGCAACATAATTAGGTACGTGGAATCCACCTTCTAATAAATTTTGAGAAAGTTCTGTTCCATTTTTATAAACTCTTACTACACCAATATCAAAAGATTCTGCTTCTACTCTGACTACGTTTGCACTTGCAATAGTTGAAGTATTATTTGAATCAGCAATATCAGTTGCTGTTAAATCTTCTGAAGCATTAAATGTACCAGATGAATTTTTAACTAATATTTTTTCTTGATTTATTACAGATTCTATAGTTGCACTATATCCACCTGTCTGTGATATTGTATTACCATTAACAAAGTATTGTCCAATAGTTGGTGAATCAACAAGAATAATATAACCGGCAGTATTGTCCAAAGACTCTTCTGGTTTTACTTCAAACCTTACAGCCTTGGAATCATCATCAGTATCTTTAAATATAAAATCACCTGCTGATACATCTACATAATTATATGTTTTATCAGAAAGATTACTATTTAACTGTTCGTTATCTCCAAGATGTAAAGAGACATCATTCGTCTTTTGACGAAATTGTTCTAGTGTATCGGATTTATATACTCTTGTTTCTTTATTTGCCATTATTTTTTACTCAACCCTTTTATTAGTTTTTTAAGTTCTGCAACATCTTTTTCAAGTTGCAAAATCTTTTCATCTTTTTCCTTATCTAATTTCATTTGTGCTCGCCTAGCAGAAAATGCATTAGTATTAGTATTTATAACTGCTCCACTAGAAGTATCTTTTTCTAAATCAGGATAATCAATTATTTTCTTTCTTGCCATAATTTACCTATGTTGCGCAAATTGCTCTAAAGTCTTTAATGATCGGTGGTAATGAACTAATTGTAGATTTCATTACGATCTTAAACTGTATAGCACCAATTAAATCTGTTGGATTAATATCAAATCTTACCTCGCTAAATCTTGTAGCATTTGTTGGAATTGCGCCTGAACCATTTACTGCTGGATCAACATGATCCCATGCTTCTTTTGATATATCTTCATCACCTGTAGTAAATCTGTAATATAATTCTACATTAGCATTTCCTGGTTTAAGAACATTCATATAAACAGTTGCTACATCAGCTTGTTCATTAAGTTCTATTTTCTTAGTTATATATTTAGCAAGTTCTGGACCACCTGATACAACTTCTTCCGCAGTTACTGCGCCATCTGAACTTACAATATTTTGTACAGTATTAAGTGATAATCTACTCATGTCTATAACAGGTGATAATGCTTCATCTGTTGTAGAAAGTACAGCTCTTAAATTAAATGATTTACCACCAACTTCCTCTGATTCATCTATTGAAGAACAAATAAGTTGTGGTCTATCAAAGTACACATTTTTATTTGGTAATATTTCATATTCAGAAGTTGTTGCGTATGGAGTTTCTGTTCCATCTAAACTTTTACCAGTAACTCCTGATGCGTAAAATTTAATTGATGTTCCAGGTACTTGTAAGTTTTGTACGTTTGGATAATATACATCAATGTGTCTATTTTCAGTAGCCTTTGCTCCTGTTCCACCAGCATAACCAGTACTTGTTGCATTTGTCCCTACATCAATTGTATATGTATCATGAGTAAATGCAGTAATATTATGAGTACCATTTAGAGCTGTATGTGCTATATTACCACCATATGTTCCTGATGCTACATCAGAAATTGTTACATTTGCAGAGGTACTATACATACCATGATTTTTATGAGATACAACTACGTTACTAGAACTATTTGTAAAGAAGAATGGATTTGCTCCTAATTTCTTCTTAGGTAATACATCATTTGTAAAGTTGATTGTATGATCTGATGTATTAAATGAACATCTATTTAATTTAAATTTAAGATCTTTTGATTGTTCTGCTGTCCATGTTGAAGCATTTGCTGAACTAAAGAATACACCACCATACGGCTGCTTAACAATTCTTTTTGTTACATCAGTTAAATCTTGTCCACCCATTTCAGCAACGTATACTTCATAATTATCACACATAGAAGTTACAACAATTGCATATTCAGTATCTTGTGAAAGATAAACTGGATAATCAAAAGCAAAGTTAGTTGCAGCATCTGCATTACCAAATCCATTATTTGCATTTGCATCTGATGGTAAGTTAATTGAACCAGGATATAAAATCTTATCAGCACCTGGTACTATTCTTTGAGTTGGATAACCATTCTTGGTTGTTCTAATTGTAACTCTGACTGGTATCGATGCATCTGCTCTTCTGAAATATAAATCAACTGAGTTAACAAATATACCGCCTGCTTTATCTACAAGGAATGTTTCTGCAACTGGGTCAACCCATTCAGTTGTTTCTGATACTTCAGTATCCACAATAACTCTATCTTCTCTTACTTCAGATGTTACAAGTCTTGGTACTTTTGTTGAAACTATTTTTTCTTCTAAAGTTTCTAACATACCTTGTGCATGATATTGTGCTTCAGCATATGTTGTTTCGTTATTCTTATTATTTGTACTACTATCTGTAAGTCTAAACTCTCTTGCACCTGTAGCAAATTTTAATGCAGCGTTTCTTGGTATAATAAATGAACCTTCAACTACACCAGACGCATCAGTGATTAAAGCTCCTGCTGAATCAGGGTGAGATGTTGAACCCTCAAATGTATCAATATTATTTTGATCGGTAAATTCTACAAAAGTATCTTCTCTTACATAACTTGATACATCTGCGCCATCAAAGAAAGCATAAACTTGAGTATTTGGTTTTAATAATTGCGCTTTAAAATGTATTTCTCTTGATCTGATAAATGGTATAAAGTTAACTTCAACAACCTTAACACCATCTGATTTAGTAATAGTATCAAATGTTAAATCTGTATTAATACCTGATCTTGATTGATTTGAAGTTGTAGTAGTTGTGATTGTAGTATTTACTTGTTGAGCACCACCTCCAAATAAATTACCTTGATTATCAATATCTCTAAATTCTGGTTCTCCATCTAACCACCAGAATTGATTTATTCTATTTCGATTACCTGTAAATTCTTGATCAGATTGAACATCTACTCCAGCCCAGTTTGTTTCCCATTCGTTCCAAACTGTTCCAAGTATACCTTCTTCCTCAGCCATTTTCTTAAACTGTTCATATTGTTCTGAATCATCAATAATGACTGGTGGTCTTACATCTACTTCTTTCCATTCGTCAGTATCAGGTGAAAGTTCAATTGTTCCAGCCCAACTAAATACTGCATATGGATTTACATTTGAGAATATAGATGAATATGGCTGATTAACATAGTTTGTTTCTGTAAATGGTAATGTTACAATTGATTTACTTTTTAAAGCTTTACCACCTGTACCATTTGTTTCACCAGCTTTTCTAATAAGATTTACGTTTCTTTCATCAAATTTTGGTCTTAAATGTCCTTTACGTCTATCTACAGAAGCTGCATAATCTACATTACCACTATCTCCTATACCATGACCTTTAAAGCTATCAACAATAAATCCATTCTTAAGTCTTTCAGTACTGCCGTCCATGATTTGAGTACTTGCAGCACTTTGTTCTAATAATGAAAGTGAAGTAAAGTATTCTAAATTTTTAACACGTTTTTCGATTTTACCGATATCACGCATTGTATATCGTTTATTATCGACAATAACTGGTTTTACATCTGATGTACTAAACACATAAGGCTTTAATCTTAAATCATATATTGCCATTGCGTCATCTGGTATTTCAGGTGATACTGGATTTTCTGAAGGAACACCTTCAACAGTTTTAAATTCACCTGCTCTTGTAACAATTAATTTATCGATTCTCGGTAAATAATGAGTAACGTCTACTGTAAACAGTGAACTATCAGCTGGAATGTCTGAAGTTTGAGCTGTACCACCATCAAAACCTGTACCAGCATCGTTTACTCTTGGTCTAAAGTCTAAACAATCTCTTAATTCATGGTAACCATTGATACCATTAAAGCTCGGTATATCTTCGTAAGCTACATCATTTGGATTATATGAATCAACTGAGAAATAATCTCCTACACCATGAGTAAAGAAATCAAAGGTAACGTCAATTGCACCAGGATCAGATTGTCCTGGTTTTAGAACTACTTTTCCTAATCCATAAAAATTATCTCTTTGACCATTGTCAAGATAAAATTTACTTTTAACGTCAGCACCATTCGCGTCAGTAATTGTTTTAACTTTATAAATGTCTGCTTTACCAAGAGATACAGCATTTGCTATACCATCAACAGTCCCTAATGTTTCACCTGAAACTGAACCATCTGTTTGTAATTGTTTTGATTTTTCACCAGCCGCGCTTTTTTGAACATTTGCAATAAATACAATTTTTTCAGATCCACTTGGTGTTTGACCATTCACAGTTGTAAATGTAATTTCATCCCCATTTATTGTTGGACTTACGCTTGTATCAATATGAACTTCTACATCAGTACCTGAAGCATCACCACTTGTTGGAACAATTGCAGCAACTACATCATTATCTGCAAAAGTACCACTACCTAAAGTCATTGTTAAATCACCAGCAGCTGTTTCTAATAATTGTTTTGTTGTATATGATGCAATTGTTAAGTCTTGATTTGGAGCAGGTCTTCGTAATGTATCGACTGCTGTATATGGTAATTTATAAACTAAAGTATTAAAAGATCCATCAAATGTATCTGTTCCATCTAAATCAGCTTGGAATTTTACTGTTCCACCGGGTCCACCGTCATCCCATTGTAAACTTACAACAGAACTAAAATTACCTGATGTCATTTGAACATCAAAGATATAAAGTCTTAATTCTGAACCAACATATTCAAGACCTCTTGCTCTACATGTACCAACTATAGATCCGCCACCTTCAGTTGCATTATGTAAATTAATAGTGTCATATGTATTAATATCTGGCATACCAACTGGATCAGGTGTTGACGTTTTTAGTTTAACATAGTTACCCAATCTTATTGTGGTTGGATCAGAACCTATAAATTTTGTATCGTTTACAGCATCTCTTGGTTTATCTATTTCAACATATTTTGTATTAATATTTTCTACTCTAAATCCTTTTACATATCCAACATTTGGTTCAATACCAATTGCTAATTTATCAGCATCTCCACCATTTCCTGATGTTAAATAACCATTGTTACTTCCATCGTCTAAATGTTCACGGATATTTAATTGATATGGATTTAATGAATAGTCACCTGATTCTTCATATGTTCTTTTTGCTAATCTCTTTGTAAGCTCTGTATCTAAATTTTTATCTGTTTTGTCTGCTGTTGGTTTACCGTCTTCAACAGTAAGCAATGTTATCATACTATCTTCAGTACGATTTGCTAAATTAGGATCTTGTTTTACAAGCTCTGTTGATATTTTATATCGATCAGCACCTGGAGCTGAAAAGTTTGGTGTGCCTTGTGCATTATCTACTAGATCACTATCTGCGTCTGATGTGATTGTTGATTCAGTGACTTTTAAACCAACAATATAATTTGGTGTATTTGTATATTTGTCTAAGATTAAAGAACCAGCTGGTACAAATACAAATGAACCAGCAATAAAATAAACACCTTCTTCGATTGATACTACTGAACCTAAACCTACTGGGCTAGTAATTGATGAGGCAGTGTTACTTCCATCAATATTGGAACCACCACCAACCATACCATAAGCAGGTGTAGATGCATCTGAAACAAATTCTTCTCCAGCAACAAATTTTTGTACTGTTCTATTTGTATCACCTGATTCTAAATATTCAATATAAAGTGTATTAGGATCTGAGTTTTCTGAAGCAATAACAGCTTTAACTTCTGCAACAACTTGATTTGTTGTATTTGCTGTACCAGTAATTTTTGTACCAACAAAATCTGATAGGTAATTATCTGTATTTAATGCACCTTGTGTTGAGTGAGTAAAATCAGATTCTATTTTTATAAAATCATAATTAACATTTAATGTAGCTTTACCATTTATAACTCTTGAACCATCTTTAAATGCAAATTGACCATGACGATCTATTTGAGCTTGTAACGCAGTTTGTAATTGAGTTAATTCTCTTGCCTGTACTGCATAACCTGGTTTAAATAAAATTCTATGATAATTTTTTGCTTCATCAAAATCATCATAGTAAGGTGCTACGTTATAATTTTTTACTACTGTTGTTGCCATAAATTTTTCCTATAAATTATATTAGAATTCTAATATAACTTTAATATCTTCAATCTGTGTTGTTGTTCTATTAATTGGGTCTCTATTTTCTAAGAATAATATTTGACCACTTGATCTATCAACTTCTGGATTACCAAGTGCATTAGAACTTTCTAATGCTCCAGCAGTATTAGATGTTTGTCCAGTAATTGTTTCTCCATTTTCGAATGGAGTATATCCTGTTTTACTATTTTGATGATAGTAAATATAACCAGTATCTGAATCTATTTCTACGATATATGCTTGAGCTCCTGATGTTCCACCAACAATTAATTCATCAACAGAATAATCACTAATATCAACCGATGATACAAAGTCTAAATAGTTTAATGCTTTTAATGTATCAGCTGAAGCAATTGAACCAGCTAAAGGAACTGCGTTATAAACTCTTGGTTCTTTTATTAATGTGATTTGTCTAAAATCGTTCCCTGTAGTTAAATCAGCGTCTGATGCACCAAGTAATTGTACATTAAGTGATAAGAAGAAACCACCAAGTTCTGCTCTTGGGTCAACACCATGTCCACCTTTTGGAGCAATCACAGCTCTTGCAGTAGCATCTGAACCACCGCCACCAGAAATTACAACATCAGCTACAGTATAATTAGTACCTTTGCCTGTAATATTAATTGCTGTTACTTCACCATCAGAAACATCACATGTTGCTGTGGCTCCTGTTCCATCACCAGTAATTGTAACTAAGTTTAAACCTGTTCCATCTGTATATCCTGTTCCACCTGCTGTTATTTCTATTCTTTCAATACCTGCTGCAGTTGCAGAATCTCTTGATGCTTTTTGGTTAAGATACTGAGCAAAATCTGCTTCAGTTAAAGATGCTTCAGCAGCTGCATCTGTTGCAAAAGCAAAGGTAAGTATATCTCCAGCTGTAAAGGTTGAAGGAGCTGAAACTGTAAGTGTATTACCATTTATTGCGGAAACTGTTGTTGAACCGCCGTTGATTGCCATACCTACTGTAATATCAGGATTTGAATCAGTAAGAGTCACTGTAGTAATTGAAGATGTAGTGGCAGCTACGACTCCTTCTGTACCAAGTGATACTGTTTTTACTGGCATATAACTATTTGTTAAGAATTTTTCAGCATCAGCAACGGCTACTGTATACATGTATTTCCATATATATCCGTCTGATTCTGCTTGTGGATCTGTTAATGTTTGAGTTGGTTGGATAGTAGAACCTGCTCCACCTTTTTTGATACATTTATATACCTTAAACTCTGAAGTGATTACATAAAATGATTTATCAAAAATGCTTCCGTCGTTTGAATCCCATTCATCGTATACTCTATTTGATGTCCAGGTATATCTGTCTACTACATGAGAAAGATCAGCTGATGCTATCTTTTTCATACCTATAAGGTTTTCTCTTGCTTCCCCTAAATCGTCTAAGTGGTCATTAGGTGTAAATGGAGTCGTATCAGTCGTATCAGAAGTCGTTAATGACCAAACATCTGATTTACCAATAGCTACATATACACTACTATTTGCCACGTCATCTTTAAAGTTATTAGCATTTAAAACTCTAAAATTTGATGTTACTATTGCTGCCATATTAGTTTCCTTTATTCAATGTGCACGTTTGCACTTGTATTATAGTTATTTATAACAGTTGAGTCGATAGTTTGTAATGTATTGTCTCCTAAAAACTCAATTGTTTGATTAGTATTGTAAAGTCGAGAACTCGTAAAGAAATTCTCAGTACCTTTTCTTTGTCTATAACCATTATTTATTATGGTTCTAAAGTTAGGATTTCTGACTTGCACTACATGTTCCTCAACCTTTTTATCCGCTACTGGAGTTTGTTGAGTAATTGTAAAGTCTGGATTATGATCTGGGTCTAAAGGACTATCTAATAAAGTATCCTTTGCCTCATCGAATCTTTGTCCATCATAAAGAGTATAACCTCTTAAAGAACCTGAACTTTGTTTTGGATTTATTGATGTTCTAGTAATTGGTTTTACGTTATTATGATTTGCATGAATAATTAATGTTTCAACTTGATCTGCTACTCTCTGTTCGTTATGAACGGCGCTATTTAATCTTACAGTTGGATCGAAACTATAACCATTACCAGCATTACTAATTGTTACACCATTAATTTCACTAGGGTTTAAAAAAGCAAATGCTTGTGCACCTGTTCCTGTGCCACCAGATGTATTAAATGTAATTGTAGGATTTTCTCTATAACCAGAACCAGAATGAATTACCTTTGCACTAATAATTTTACCATTTAATATTTCTATTGATGCTCTTGGATAATCATATTTCATTTCAATTGAAACATTATCAATATAAACTATTCCGTCATTACCATCACCTTGAATTCCTATATAATCAGCATTTGTTGGAATTGTTGTTGATATATCATATTCAAATTCATAATCTGCCCAATCTGTAGTTAAATTATTTCTTTGCCAACCTGAATTACCATATTGACTTGTTGAATAGGCCATTTCAAAAAATGTTGCACCATTTGATAAATCAGCTTTTGCTCTAACTTTGACCTTTACAGTATTATTTGCAAGCCTTTCAGTAAAATCAGGATTACCTAATTCTAATTTATAAGCAACACCTCCAACAATTCCACTTGAATCTGTGTCAAGTGCACTTGTTTGAATTTTTAATGATTGTGACCCTGTATCTACCTCAGATGTTTCTACTGATGCAGTGTGTGTTCCATTGTCAGTAGTTATAACCCAGGTATTAAGAGCAAATTGACTACCACCAGTAACTAGAGAAAAATTCTCATAGTCCTCTGTAAAAAATGGAGATGCTGTATATGTATTAGCTGGTTGAGAGAAAAATAATCTTGTGTTAGATGGATAATTAAAGCCAGGATTTAAAATATCTATTTGCGATATTGATGTAGGTTCTAATAAAAATTTTGCTTGAGCAGTAACATTAGTTGGTAAAGGATTACCATCTGTATCTGTAGCATCAGGTTCTGAAAAAGCAATTTCAGGATTTTTTCTATATGTTTTATCTGCAAGACCAAATATATCTACTGAAGCCAATGTACCAGCATTTGGATTTGCTGCTGCAGTTGCAAAAAGAGCAGACCAACCTCCACCATTATCACTAATTGTAATATTATCACCATCTAATCTTCCATCAGAATCAATTGCAATAGTTGCAACTGGTAAATTACCACTACCTAATGATTGTTCAATACCACTGAATGATATTGCTGGAGCAGTTGCATATCCATAACCAGGTTCAACAACTGTAATAGATTCTAGCTCACCATCAGTTTTTGATAAAGTAATTGTTGCAGTCTCACCAGTAAATCCGTGATCTGATCCATTACCAACTGAAGTAATATCAATTTCTGGTCCGCCTTCTGTATCTGATAGTTTTACTTCATTATTTGAATTATATACAATAAAATATTGTTGACCTGTAACTAAACCACCTATTGCTAATAATCCGCCTGAATCATAAGTAACTCTTGAGCCTATAGGTAATGCTGCTGCTTCTAGTGCTGTTAATTTTATTGTATTATCTGCTATATTTACAGTACCTATATTAGCTACTTCGGCCAATGATCCATCAAAGACTATTCTTGGTGGAGCTGCTACAGTACCTGCTGGAACATTATAGTCTTTACCACCATCAGAAATTGTTAGTGCTGTAACAGAACCATTTGCAATTGTTGATGTTATTGTTGCAGTTGTAAATCCAGATGGAGTACCAGAATCTGTTGTTGTAATTGTTGGAGCTGCTAAATAACCACTTCCACCATCAGTAATTGTAAATCCACTGATTACACCATTTTTTAATCCAAGAGAAAGAGTACCTGATTTATGTACCTTTGCAATAGTTGATGGCAAGAATTGAGATGCAAACATTTGTACAAGTAATGGAATATCTTCCGGTCCTATTACACCAGGTTGATCGTCTGGCATAGAAGCTCTGTTCAGAGCAGCAGTTAATGTTTCATCAACTAATTCTAAGAAGATTAATATTTCTGCAAAATAAATAAATCCAGCAGGATGAACTAATTTGTCAAATGCAAATTCCCAATCAGATAAATTTTTACCTGTTTTAATTAAGTAACTAAATCTTTGATATCTTAAACTGTCATGAATTTTAATATTATCTGATAAGAAACCTTTATTATCTAGATAAGTACCTCTTGGTACAAAAGTAATATTAGTATCAGCATCTAATTTTATATAACGAACTAATTCATGATTTGAAAGAGTTCCTACACCTGTTAAACTAATTACAGATCCACCTTGAGTAGCCGAAAGTTTTATATTATTACCAGATCTTGCTACGACAAAATAATCATCTCCATCAGTTAATCCACCAATTTGAGTTCCTCCAGTAGGAACATTATATGTCAGTTTTGTATTTACTGGATATTTTGCTACTTCTTCAGTTGAAAGTTTAATTGAATTATTTGTTGTGTCTATATTATCGGCATCACTACCATCAAAAAGAGTTGCCTTTGGTCTTGAAACAGTAATTGTAGTACCATTAATTGCTGTAACTCTAATATCATCTGTTTTTGTATAGGTTGTACCTACAACTAATTTTGATGAGAGTTTAATTGCATCGTTTTCTTGTTTAATTACTAAAGTTGAAGTATTATTTACTGCAGTCGACAAAGCGGCATCAATATCATTTGGTTGATCCCATGTTCCTGATGAAGGTACTAATGTTTCATTAAATGGAAATTCAACTTCTACAGTATCATTAAATAATAATCTAAAAAAGATTTCAATAGAATCTGAGCTACCTCTTAATCTATAAAAATCGATAATTCTTTTATAGAGGTTTCTTTTATTTACTGTAACGTCTCTTGGAACCGCAGCTGCAATTTCTTTTTGCATAAGTTCCAAATAATTAAGCTCATTACGATCAATATCCATCGCCTCTTCAATTTTATTCATAACCCATGAAGGACCTGGACCTACCCAATATTTTACAATTGTTGTAAGCTTAGCTGTATAGTTATTAAAAGAACCTAATCCATTTACAGTAAAAGTTTTACCTATTTCAGATGTTGAATCCGCTAGTGTACCTGGTAAGTCATTACCATTTGTAATTGCTACATTAATATCGCTTAAAGGTATTGACATTGTTGCTGCAACACCTCTTATTTTATGTAAATTACTTGTACCTACACCAGTCAATGTTACAGGAGTTCCACCTGATGAAAGAGAAAGTTGAACGCCTTCATTTGTTTGAGTTACTACATAATACTGTTGATTATCTTGTAATCCACCAATTGCTGTGCCATCACCTGCATCGTATTGAACTAATGTACCTACTGGTAAAGCATTAACTTGAAATGCTGAAAGTTTTAATTGATTATTAGATGAAACGACTGCTGTAGCAGCAGCATTACTTCCATCGCCCGTAATTGTAATTGTTGGTGCTGAACCAGAATATCCATTACCAGGATTTGTAATCGTAATACTTGTAATTGAACCACCTTCTATTACAGCAGTACCAGTTGCTGTAACTCCTATAGGAGGAGCTGAAAAAGTAACAGTAGCTGTTGTATATCCACTACCAGTATTTGTCATTGTAACTTCAGTTACCTTACCTACATCTACAATACTATTACTTGAACCATCAAATGTAAATTCAGCTGGTGAAACACCTGTAGGCGACGTAAGAACTAGAGTTGAATTGGCTCCAGTTTCATCTGTAAAAAACTGATCATTTTCATTATCTGGATCTGGTATTCTAAATCTTGCAACATCATCTAACACTATATCTTCAAATGATTCTGTTTCCTGATATATGAACTCGTCCATATTCATAAATGTATAATATGCATTTAAGAAATTTTCTAAACGAGCTCTGTCTGAAAGTATTGCTTCAGGAATTAACTGATCAAGTCTGAGATCTTCCTTTGTCTCATGCAAGGATGAATTATCTTGCTCAACAATATTAGGTGATAATGATGTTTTATGTGCCATTATTTAAATCTTGGTGTATTTGTATAATTAATAGATCCTGAAGAACCAGCTGTTGCAATTGTATCGATTTCAGGTGTAATTGTTACAAAGTCATTATCGATTGAAATTAACTGATCTCTTTTTGGAGCTAAATCTAAAGTATTAGGTGTTACTGTAATTTTAATTTGACTTGTATCATTTGGTCTAAAACTATTTAAAGTAATTTTACCAATTGCAGGTTCAATTAAACCAGCATCGTTATTTACAATAACATTATTATTATCTACAATTTTATAGATTATTACTTTTCTATTTGTTGAACCTACAATTGCAAGATCTCCAAAATAATATTTTCCTGTTGGATCTGTAGCAAGTCCAAAAGCTGATGATTCAATTGTGTAATCACTTGTTGATTGTGATGTATAAATTGGTCCTACATATGTGAGTGTAAAGTTTTGTAGAGCCATGTTACCATTTGCATCTAAAATTGGTGTAATGTATTTAAACATTCTTGGCCTTACAATTGTATTTAATACTGCAGGATCTGCCGTATCAATTGCTCTTGTTAATTGTGAATGCCTAAACACACCATCAAATTTATTTAGGTTATTAAAATTATAATCTGATATTGTATCTCTTACAACTGATTGTAATTCAACTGAACTTCTGTCTGTTAAGTTTGGATTATATTTAAAGAAACAATCTATTTCTAAATGTGTAAAGTTTGGATCGACAATCTCAGGAGTAATTGATACTACATTCTTACCTTTTAATATTGCTCCTGTAATATCATTTTTTTCTGATACTGTAAGTGAAGAAGCAAGCAATGGTTTAATTGCGATATAAACTTTTCCGTAATCGGGTGGATCGTTATCTTCACCGCCCCATGTTGATATTGAATCTACATTTGAAAATTCTTTTTTGATAATTGCTGAATAATCTTCAGATGTTACAGCTCTGTTTTGAGTTGTAAATGTTAATGGTGCGTTAAATCGAATTGATTCTAATGTTTCGGCTTCAACTCCACCAGATGAATTTGATACTGTAGTTACAGTAATATTTCCATATCCTGCAATATTATCTATCATTGAGAATGTAGTTGCATTATTACTTTCTTCACCTTCAGTAATAATATAGTCAATTGTTACAATATTATTATTTGTTGGCTTTTTACCAGTTACACCATCACCAAAATATGCTTCATAATAACCAGCAGAATTTTCTTGTAAATAATAAACTTTACTTGTAGAATCAATATTTCTTAAAGATTCAAACTTAGTGTATATATCAAACGAGGTTGATTCTTCGTTCTCCTGTACACGTACGCGTAGAGTAGAAGTATCTGCGTTAAAATCAGAGAGTTGAAATTTCTGATTTTCAATATCATTATCAACTCTATATTTTAATTCTCTAAATGTACCTTCAGCAATTACAACATTAGGAAATGTATATACATTATTAATTAAGGTTGCTTGTTGTGTTTCTAAAACTACATATTGAAATTCTTCACCACCCACTGTAGTTTTTAATTTTGTACCTCTTGTAAGTTCTAAAACAGTTGGTTTAGTTCCTACTTCACTTGCAACGTTTACAGATAAGTTTACAGTTGCTCTTGGAGATAATACTGATCGTGGAACATAACCAAGAAGTTTTGCTCTTGTTACAACATTACCACGAATTTGAGCTGAATCTAAAAATGCTTCGTTCAATGAATAGTGAGCATTCAAAGCATTATAGTGAGTATTATATGCTAAGACATCTAATAACACACTTAAACCAGATCCTTCAAAATCATAATCATTAAATTCTGATTGCTGTTTTAAAAAGTTCTTTAAATTTTGTTTAATTTCCGGAAAATCGAGTTCTGTTACGTTAAGATTACTTGCCATTTTACTTTAACCTTCTTAATATTATTTCAACACTTTGATTAGTATCAAATTCTTTTATTTTAAAATTTACCAATATTTTATATGCATTTTGATCAGGTAAATCATTTATAATTAATTGTCTTATAGCAACTCTTGGTTCATATTTTTTTATAACTCTTTTGATATTTTCTTTTATTGAAATCTCTGTTATTGCATCAGCCGGTTCAAATAAAAGTCCTCTAAGGTTAGCTCCTTTATCTTGTGAAAAAGGTCTTTCATAAAAATTGCTTACTAATAAATTTTTTACAGCATTTTTAATAGCTACATCATCTTTTAAAGGCACAATATCTTTTCTAATTGGATGTGGTATAAAATTTAAATCTAAATCTTTAAATTGTTTTTTACGAGAAACAACTTTCGCCTTTGAAAGATCTCCAGTAATTGATTTATCTGATTGTATTAAACTTGCCATATTACTATTTATACTCTATTAAGTGATGGATTCATCAGGAATCGATGTTAGTTGTTGCGCAGGTGTTGGTGATGTAGCTCCACCAGTTCCTGGTACTTCAATATGCTTATGAGTTGCTAATGTTGGAGCGTTACCAGCATCAGTTGATACATCACCTGTTGAATGCGTTGTACCATTCACTCTTAAATTACCATGAATCGTAGTATTACCTGTTATATCAACTGTAGTATTTGATGCGTTAACAAATACTGTTCCATCAGCTGCAATATTAATTGTTGTGCCTGTTTTATGTTCTATATTAATTTTTTCTGAACCTGAGGTATTATCTAATTCTATTTTGTGACCAGCTTCAGTTTTATGTACTTTATTTGTAGGTGGATTTTTTTGAGCTTCAGTTGGTATATCTAATACACCATCTGTTTTAGTTGCTATAGAGCCCATTATAATAGGATCTTGTCCACTTGAACCATCTCTAAAGAATCCAACAACAAAAGAACCTACCACTAATTCATGATTTGAACCTATACCTTTAAATGAAGCAGATGTTGAAGGCATCATCACTGTTGCCCAAGGCAAATCACTTGTTTTTAAAATGCCGGTATCATCTGTATGCCACCCATGACATCGCACTTTTACACGATTAAGTTTTTCTGGATCGTTAATATCTTCAACTATGGCAGTAAACCAAGCAAAGTCACCACCTATAAACATATCATTCTTCACTTACTTTTTCCCTATTAATTTTTACTATTTTATCTACACTTTCAATAAATGAATCTTTTTTGAGTAGAGCTTTTATAAAATAACCTTTACTTGTAAACGTATGTGTCTTACTTAATAAAAGATAATTACCAGATATATATTGATCTTTTGGATCTTCATATCCATCAGCACCAACTCTTTGAATATTTAAGTCTAGTATAGCTCCAAGTTCTAAATCAAAATCACCTGCAATTGTAATTTCTTTTGTTAGAGCATTTAAATTTTGCAGTCTAGAATTTGCTTCAAGATTGCCTTGGCCAAAATCATTGTGATAATTAGATTGATTTCCAAAGGCTAAACTATTTTTTGATATAAAATAATTTTTTACATCTGGCATTTCATTTATTTTTCTATCCATAAATTTTATATTATCAGAAAAAGATTTTTTATCATTTAATTGTTTATTTTTATTTTCAACTAAAGTAAATGATGATTTATCAGTAACTTTATTTGATATATCAACATTAAATGCTTGAGAACTATATACACCTGATGAACTAGATTTTAATTTTGATATTTTAAAATCAGAAGATAATGATCTTATTTTTCTTAACTCTTCATTAAATGCAACAATTGGATCTGATTGTGCTGATAAATCTTCTCTTGTAAAAGGATTGTTATTGTATTCAGCATATACATCTTGAGCTAATAATTCTTTATATGATTTAAATTTTATTTTACCTTGAATAGTTTCATAAAAAAAGAAAGGTGTTCCATCATCATGACAATTTTCTAATAACCAATTGATTGCATATAATGGTTTTACTCTTGTAAATATACCTTTACCAACTCCTGTAGCACTACTTATATCTAATTTATCTTTTGAAATTTTTAAATTTGTTTTACAAATATTTTCAATAGTTTTGCCATAAGAGCCTTGAAATGGAGCGACTAAAGTAATATATTGATTATTATAAACATGCTCAGATACACATTTTAAATTATATGCGTGAGATCCAGCTTTTGTTCTAGAATAATTATTAATTTCTGCAATATACAATTTTAATGAGTATTCTTTTTCTTCACCTTTTAATTGTTTTCTTGTAATAATAATTTCTATTTTTTCATTACCATTTAATTTAAAAGCTTCTATTAAACTTACAGCATCAATGATTGATATATCTGCGCTAATACTATTTTTTAATAAGCTCTCTTGAATTGTTAAAGTTGATATAAGATTACTAATATCAATAAATTGATTTTTATCATTTAAATTCGAATATAACTTCACTTCATTAATTTGAAATGCAGTGGCAAAAGAACTTGTATTACTCTGATAATTAAGCATTTATTGATTTTTTAAACTTGTCAACGAATTGACCAATATAATTAGGATCTACATATCTTATTTTCGATCTTTCTTCATTCAGTTCAAATTCATGATCGCGGTACGTTTGATATGCTAAATCAGATTCTGCTACACCTCCTGGTATGAAAATAGCATTTGTTTCAGGTCTTTTTTCATCAGGCCATAATATTGCTCTAGCTGTTGCTCCACTTCCTCCACCACCTGTAATAGTTACAGTGACATTTTTATGGCCAACTCCTGCTGCACCAATATTAATACTTACAACTCTTCCATCAGCTATAGTTGCAGTAGCAGTAGCTAATGTACTACCATCACTGGTAATAGTAACGGTTGGTTCAGATGTATAATTAGAACCACTATTTGTAATTATAATTTCTTTTACTGATCTGGTTCCATGATTTTCATTATAGTAATAATATGGAGCATCAGCGTATTTAAATGCTTGATATGTTGAAACCGTATCGCTTGATGTTGCACCTGTAATTTGTTCAGTTGTATTTTGAATTAATGTTGGGTCACCAATAAATGCACCTGTAACATTTTGTATGACCAATTGATTCATATCAATATCTTTTTTAGTCAGTGTTCCTGTTGCTCCAGAATCAGCTCCAGTAATTGTTTCACCTAACTGAAATTTTCCTACAATACTATCTTGAATACCAGTTACTAAACCATCTGAATTATGAATAAGAACAGGATTGGTTGTAATAGCATAACCTTCATATTCTTTTTCAATATATTCTTGTAAAGCTTCTTGACTCATTGGCCATGCTCGATATCCATCATGTAAAAAATCATTTACAACAAAAAATGTCCAATAAAAATCTGGGTTATTATATAATCTACGTGATACGATATCTGGCCTTTCACCATTTTTTATTTCATAAAACTTATAGGCTGAATAATTATCTAAAAAAGTTGGTAATGGTCTTACACCTCTAAATATATCGACCATATTTTGTTTTATACCTGATCTTCTAAAATCATATTCTACTTTTGGAAATTGTTTAAAAAATGCCATTATCCTTCTCCTTCATCAATAATTTTTTGTGGAGCATCATTACCAGGATAATCTTCTCCATATAAATCTTCTCTTACAAGTGATTTAGTTTCTGTAAATGTTAATTCCATATCCAATTCTACAGGAGCTCCTTCTCTATGAAATGTATTTCCAGTAGGATTATAAGTTGTATTAAGATTTGTAAGATAACATGGTTTAATTATCGGCATGTGTAAATTTTCTTCTTTTCCATTATAAAATTTTAAATGAAATATTGCCGGATATTGCAATGCTAAAACTCCAACTCTATCAGGATACATATAATTTCTAAAAACATTTATAATTTGTTTTGCTATTTCTGATTCTTTTGCTGATTCAGATATAAATTTAAATGAAAAAGAAAATGTTCTTACTGTTGGTCCTTCATAAGTAATTAGTGTGTTAGGATTTAATGCAACTCCTGATTCTAATAAACCAAGTCTTCTTTTTTCATCTATATTAAAGAATCCACCAGTTAAATTATCTAAATCTGAACTAAATTGTCCTATAGTTGCTGCACCACCAATTAATAAGTCTTGCTGTGAAAATGTACTTGAAGAACTACCACCAGTTACACGATCTAATAATAATTTTGCACCTTGACCAGAAATTCCTAAATCTAAATTTGTATAGTTTTGTCCATCGCCTACAGAAATTCCTATTGGCATATAAGTGTGTATACAATATGGTCTTATTGTTCCACTTTCAGATGAATTATCTCTTTCTTCAACAGTAATACGCATATGAGCATGACCTTCGTCTACGTATCTTCCTAATTCATCTGGAAATCGTAAAATTTTTTCTTCTAACATAGATTTTTCCTGTATAAATAAAATAAACTATACTGTTATTTATATGAGTTATAAAGGAAGATACACATTAAAAAAACCAGACAAATATGCTGGTGACGCTAAGAAAGTAATATATCGTTCTCTCTGGGAACGAAATACATTTCGATGGTGTGAAAACAATCCAAAGGTAAAACTCTGGAACTCAGAAGAGGTCGTAGTGCCCTACGTATCGTCCGTAGATAAGAAACTTCATAGGTATTATGTTGATTTATTAATACAAATGGAGAACAAACAGACATATCTTATTGAAATTAAACCTAAAAAAGAAACAGTTCCACCTAAAAAGCGATCTCGCAAAACAAAAAAGTTTATCAATGAACAGTTAACCTATATCAAAAACAATGATAAATGGGAAGCTGCCAATAAGTTTGCCGAACATAATGGGTGGAAGTTTCAAGTGTGGACAGAAGAAACTTTAAAGAATCTCGGCATCAAAGTACTGTAAATTTCTTATAAATAGTTTATATGGCAAGCTTATTCGATCAATTACAAGCGCAAGCATTTAGAGCTGGAATAACTGCGAGAACTAAAAGATCTCGTAATTGGTTTCAAAAAAAGGTCCAAGAACTACAAATGCCAAGTAGACAGGCTCTTTTAAGAGACTCAGCTTTAGAAAGAACAACGCGTAATATTCGTGGTAATATGTATATGTATTTCTACGATCCAAAGCATAAGGAAACTCTACCATACTATGATAGATTTCCATTGACAATAATGGTTGATACAGCACCAAAAGGTTTTTACGGTTTAAATTTACATTATTTAAATTATGGAGTACGTGCAAGATTTTTAGATGAACTTATGGGACTTGCTCCTAAGAATGTAAAAGATACTACAAGATTAATTAAACTCAGATACGATCTTTTACAAAGTGTAAGAAAATATAAAGAATTCAAACCATGTTTTAAACATTACTTAGGTGAACATGTTGCATCAAGAATCGCAAGAGTTCCAATGACAGATTGGGAGATTGCAATATTTTTACCAGTAGAACAATTTAAGAAAAAGAGTAAGACTTCAGTTTGGCAAGAAAGTCTTAAAATTGCGAGAAGCTAATGGCAAGTATAGATACATTAAAATCGACAATATCAAAAAAAGGTGGATTAGCAAAAGGTAATAGATTCAATGTAATCTTTACTCCACCAACTCAATCGTTATTAAATTTAAATCCAGAAACATTAGTAGGATCTTTATTATCTGGAACATTTAGTGTTCAAAATTTAATTAGCGATCCAAGAGATATATCACTATTATGTCAAAGCGCGCAATTACCAGGAAGACAAATAAGTACAATTGATTATCAAGCGCATAAACAAGCGGTTCCAATACCTTACACTGTAATCAATGAAGACGTACAACTTAAGTTTTTACTTACAAACGATTATTATATGAAAATATTATTTGATAATTGGGAATCAGCTATTATTGATGTACCTAATTATAAAATAGGATATAAAAAAGATTTTTCAACTGATGTAGTAATACAACAATTAAATGAAAAAAATGTACCAGTATACGGAGTGAAATTAGAAAACGCATTTCCAACTACTGTTACAGCAATAGAACTTGATAATAGTGCTGAAAATACAGTACAAGAATTGAGTGTGACATTAAGTTATGATAACTTTGTACCAGAAGGGCCTGTGAGTAGTACTGGCAGCGCTCTTCGACAGGCTTCAAGGTTACTTGGAATTTAAAATAGGAGAATAAAATGGCGTTACCGCGATTGAATACCCCAAAGTATAAGGTAAAATTACCTTCTACTGGAAAGGAAATTAGTATGAGACCATTTTTGGTCAAAGAAGAAAAGATTTTAATGATTGCTTTAGAGTCTCAAGATGTTGAACAAATATCTGAAGCTGTAAAAAATATCATTATGTCTTGTTATGGATTAGATGATTTATCAGAACTTACAGGTTTTGATATTGAATATCTTTTCCTACAATTACGTGCTAAGTCTGTAGGTGAAATAATAAGCTTACAAACTAAGTGCCAAGATGAAAAATGTGGTGGAGTTACTCCACTTGAAATTAATATAGATGATATTGAAATAATTAATAAAGAACAAGAAAGAACTCTATTACTTGATGACGATTCAGGTGTAGGTGTAACTTTAAATTATCCATCTTTAGAAAGCATTGCTAAGCTAGATTTAAGCGAAGAAAGCAAAGTAATAGATGTTATAATGTCTTTAATTGTTGAATGTATTGATACTATATTTGATAATGATAATGTATATGATGCACAAAGCGAAGGTAAAGATGAAATACTTGCTTTCTTAGAAAGTTTAAGTAGTGAGCAGTTTGGAAAGGTTCAAAGATTTTTTCAAGAAGCTCCAGCAGTATACTATAAACAAGATGTTAGTTGTGTAAAATGTAATAATGAAAACACAATAGAACTAAGAGGGCTTAATAATTTTTTTACGTAAGCCTATCGCATGAGAGTCTGAAAAACTATTATCAGACAAACTTTGCGTTAGTGCAACATCATAAGTATAGTTTAACTGAAATAGAGGATATGATTCCTTGGGAAAGAGAAATATATTTAGCTCTTTTACAAGATCATATACAAAGAGAAAATGAACAAATACAAGCCGCTAAGCGAGCGAATAATAGAAGGAGAAGATAATGGCTGAAGGACAAGACAACAGCAGAAATGAAGTTGAAATAGATTTAGATAAGTATATGGCTTTAATCGATAAACTCGATCAAGCTGAAGATACTATTAAAGATATGCAATTGGAAGCAGCCGAAGCGAAGAAAAGACTTGCTCCACCAAAAAGAAAATTCATGGACATCTTTTTAGATGATAATGATGTAAACGAAAAAGCAATTATAGGTTTTATATCATTCTTTCTCATGACAGTCTTTGGTGTATGTGATTTAATTACAGCATTTATGGGACAAGACTTAGTTATCTCTGATACAATTTATACATCATTTGTTGTTGTGACACTTGGTGCATTTGGTATTAGTGAGGCTGGAAGAGCTTTCGGCGGAAAATAGGAAAGAGTTAAATGGCAGAAGACGATAAAAGAGACGCTGATAAGCAGCGTAGAGGTCTTAAGAGAAACAATCAAGAATCTACTCAAAGTGGAGGTATTTCTTCGTTAACAGCTTTAATGGAGGCTAATAATAAGTCTGCATCTGAAGTTGAAAAGGATGGAAGAAATACAAGAAGACATTTATTAGAAATTAAAAAATTAAATGTCGAAATGCTTAATGTACAAAAAAGTACGTTATTAGGTTTTGAAAAGTTTTTTGAAATTATGGACACTCGTGATCTTCAAGGCCAAGAAGAATCAAGTGAAAGATTAACTCTCTTTCAAGAAATAAAAGATTCACTATCAAAAATTGCTGATAATACTGCCTCTACAGGAGGTGGAGATGGAGGTAATAGACGTGGTGGTGGATTCTTAAGTGGTTTAGGTGTAGGAGCTATAGGAGCTGTTGGTGGAATTGCAACACTCGGTTTAGCTATACCAGCATTCTTTGGCGCAATGCAAGCTGGTGAATATGGCTTAGACGCTTTAAATACAAATTTTAATTTTGAAAATATCAAAAAAGCTGCTTTAGGATTTACAGATATAATAACAGAAATTCCAAAAGAAGGTTTAATTACACTCGGTGGATTACTTGCTGTCGCAACCTTTAGTGGTAATCCATTAAAGACTGCACTTGGATTTTCATTACTTGGTGCTGCAATACCTGGTTTCTTTGGTGGTTTACAAGTTGGTGAATATGGTCTAAGTGCTTTAAATGCAGATTTTAATTTCGAAAATATTAAAAAAGCTGTTGCAGGGTTTGTTGGAGTAATAGGAGAAGTACCAAATAGTTTAGATGGTGCAAAAGTCGCCGGTCTTCTAGGAGTGGGAATTTTACTTGGTGCAACAAAAGGAGTTAAAGGAGCAGGAGGCGTTGCAGCAGGAATGGCAGCAATGGGACTTGGTATTTCTGGTTTCTTTGGTGGTTTTGCATTAGGTGAATACGCTATTAGTAAATTAGGTGATATTGATTACACAGGAATTAAATCTGCTGTAAGTAATTTTGATGAAACAATACAAAGTATGTCAGGTGAAGGCGAAGCAAAATTTATTGCTTTACTCGGTGCAGGAGGTCTTTTAGGAGTTTTAGGTGGAGTTGGAAAATCATTTAATGTAGCAGCATCTATGACAGCTCTTGGTGCAGGTATTGGTGGTTTCTTTACGGGTTTTGCTGGAATGGCAAAACTTGGTGGTATGATTGGTGTAGATGGTTCTAATGCAAAAACTTTATTGACTAACTTTAGTGAAGGTATTGCTGCTCTAGATCAAAACGCGTTTAAATCATTAGCTGCAGTAATGGCCATAGCTGGAGTTGCTGCATTATTTGGTGGTGCTGGAGCTGTTGCAGTTGGAATAGGTTCAGCACTTATTGGCGTAATAGGAGCAGGTATTGCATCGTTTTTCGTTGCATTTGATGGCATGGCTGCTTTAGGTGGTGTTTTAGGAGTAAATGGTAGTTCAACTAAATTATTAATGTCTAATCTTGCAGATGGTCTTAATGCTTTAGGTACAGTAAATGTAGGTGAGAGTAGTATGAAAGCCGTTGCAGGTGGTTTAATGGCTTTAGGTCCAGCATTACTAGTATTTTTAGG